CACATACTTGTACATGAGTTATCAACAGGGTTATCCACAGGGGGTGAGTTGTCCACAGGTTATCCACAAAAACACCGGAAAAGAGGCACTGAATAAGCGAACAGTGGTGTTTAAATGCACAGTGCTGTACACTTGACCAGTACAGACCACGCAAAGGGGAAAACCTATGGGTAAGACAACGTCAATAGACTATCTCAATGATCTAGAAAACGCCGCGCAGCAGGAAGCGGAGATAGAGGCAGACCAATGGGCAGATACTGACGCTGAAGTGCTGGCAGCAGCAGCGGACGCACCAGCAAGGCGTAAGGATGGACAAGTCATAACGTCCACAAGGCAGAGGCAGTTAACCCCGAAACAGATGGCCTTCGTAAGAGCCAAGATATCAGGTATGAGTAATGCAGATGCCTATAGGGAAGCATACCCAGATGATCACAGTAGCAACAGAGTGATCAGTGCCAACGCATACAAGCTCACAAGGCATCCTGTCATAGGACAGATGCTGGAGGATGCATGGGGAGAGACTGCGGAAGCACTCACAGAGGATCTAGCAGCGACAAAGCGGTATGTACTTAGGCAGCTACTTGCACTTAGCAAGGGAGCCAAGCAGGAAGGCTCTCGACTCAAAGCATTGGAGTTGATGGGAAAGGCAGCAGGAGTGTTTACACCATCAGCAGATGTAGAGGTTGCAGCACCTAGTGCTGACCAGTTGAAGCGGGAACTGTCAGGCCATCTCAAGCTACTAGGCGGCAAGGCGGCGTAGTGTAAACGGCAGGTGTTTAAACGGCGACCCCACCGTACCCCCACCACCCCTAATGAACCGCACATGCCCCCGCGCACATTACGCTCTAATCCGCTCTAACGATTACATAGCACCATACCCCCATCCAAGACTTATCCCATAGGGGTGGGGTATATATAAATTTTAGAAAGATAGTTGCGAACGTTCTCAATATCGTTTAAACTCACAGAATGACTCAACGCAGACAGCTAGTCTTGGACTTCATCAGAGCCTACATTAGGTTGCATGGTGTGTCGCCTTCTTATGAGGTGATAGCTAGGTCTTTGGGGATGTCTTCTAAGTCCAATATCCATAGGATTGTTCATAGGTTAAGGATGGATGGGCATATTGAGTTGAAGCCATATAAGTTTCACTCCATTAAATTGGCGGATAGGTCTATGAAGGAGATGGCTAAGTTATGACTCTCCTTACAGCTAAAGAGATATCGGGGTATTTGAGTATTGTGGATAAGGTTCCTGATACTGAGCGGGCCAAGATAAATATGCTCTTGGAGATGGACAGGGTTGAGAAGTGCCGAGAGTCGTTTTTGTATTTTGTGCAGCAGATGTGGCCCATCTTTATATCGGGGCAGCATCATAAGATCATGGCAGATGCCTTTGAGAGAGTGGCTAATGGGACACTCAAGAGGTTAATCATTAATATGCCACCCCGGCACACTAAGTCGGAGTTTGCTTCTTTTCTTCTGCCAAGCTGGTTTCTGGGAAAGTTTCCGGAGAAGAAGATCATCCAGACTGCCCATACCGCAGAACTCTCTACAGGGTTTGGTAGGAAGGTTAGAAACCTAGTATCGTCCGAAGACTATGCAAAGGTCTTTGATGTTAAGTTGTCCAGTGACAGCAAGGCCGCAGGAAGATGGAACACCAACAAGGGAGGTGACTACTTTGCTATTGGAGTGGGAGGAGCCGTCACTGGTAAGGGTGCAGATCTTTTAATCATTGATGATCCTCATTCGGAACAAGAAGCTAAACAGAATAATCCTGCCATCTTTGACGGGGTTTATGAGTGGTATACATCTGGGCCAAGGCAGCGGCTTCAGCCTAACGGGGCAATTATTATTGTTATGACCCGATGGGCAACCCGAGATTTAACTGGGCAGATTCTAAAGAAGTCAGGAAACGATGGGGTAGATGAGTGGGAGGTTATAGAGTTCCCCGCCATTCTCCCCTCTGGAACACCCCTATGGCCTGCGTTCTGGTCAAAGAAAGAACTTGAATCCCTAAAGGCAGAACTCCCAGTAGCCAAGTGGGAGGCCCAGTACCAACAGAACCCCACCGGTAATGAGGGTGCAATTATCAAAAGGGATCAGTGGCAGATCTGGGAACATGAAAAGATGCCCCAGTGTGATTACATTATCCAGTCTTGGGATACGGCATTTGAGAAGAATAACCGTGCCGACTACTCCGCCTGTACAACTTGGGGGATATTTGAACATCCCAATGAGCGTGGAGAATATAAAACTAATATCATCCTATTGGATGCGTTTAAACAACGTATGGAGTTTCCAGAACTCAAAAAGATGGCTCTTGAGTTGTATAAACAGTGGGAGCCAGATACATTAATTATCGAGAAGCGTGCTGCTGGAGCGCCATTGATTTATGAACTTCGCAAGATTGGAGTGCCTTTGTCGGAGTACACCCCGGGCAAGGGGAACGACAAAATAAGCCGTGTAAACTCTATTGCAGACCTATTTGCCTCTGGGGTTGTATGGTGTCCAACAACGCGCTGGGCAGATGAGGTTATGGAAGAAATGGCTGCATTCCCTTATGGGGATAACGATGACTTGGTTGACTCCAGCAGCCAAGCATTGATGCGGTTTAGGCAGGGTGGCTTTATTCAGATTGCCTCTGATGAGGAAGATGAACCACCTATCTTTCGGCGTAAATACGAATATTATTAAGGATACCCAATGGCTAATTTTGATAAAAGCTTGTACCAAGCCCCCGCTGGGCTTGATAAATTGGCTCAGGCTGAGGAAGGGATTGAGATTGAAATCGTGGATCCCGAGGCGGTGAATATTCACATGGACGGGATTGATATCTCCATTGAGCCGGGAGATGAAGACTTTGGTTTAAACCTCGCAGAAGAGATGGATGAGGGAGAAATGTCTTCCCTCGCAGGAGATCTGGACGGGGATATATCAAATGACAAAGGTAGCCGCAAGGATTGGGAGAAAGCCTATACAGAAGGTTTAAAGCTTCTAGGTCTCCAGTTTGAAGAACGCACAGAGCCTTGGTCAGGCGCTAGTGGGGTATTCCACCCCATGATCACCGAAGCAGTGGTCAGGTTCCAATCAGAAAGTATTACAGAAATGTTCCCCGCCCAAGGGCCGGTGCGGACAAAGATTATTGGAGAAGAAACTCCAGAAAAGAAAGAAGCCGCCATCCGGGTTGAGGATGACATGAATTATGAACTCACTGAGGTAATGCGTGAGTTCCGCCCTGAGATAGAGCGCATGCTGTGGAGTCTGCCTGCCACAGGTTCAGCTTTTAAGAAAGTGTATTTTGATCCCAGTCTGGGACGGCAAGTATCTATGTTTATCCCCGCAGAGGATATCCTTCTACCCTATGGGACAACGGATCTGGACACCTGCTACCGCCTGACCCATGTCATGCGCAAGACCAAAAATGAGATCATCAAACTTCAACAAGCAGGCTTCTACCGGGATATAGATCTACCTGACCCCGGCAAAGAACAAGACAACATCAAAAAAGCCAAAGACAAAGAAACTGGCTTTAGTGATTTAAACGATGACCGCTACACCATCTATGAAGTCCACGCAGACCTAGATTTGCCCGGATTTGAAGACATGGATGATGAGGATGAGCCTACTGGAATAGCTCTGCCCTATGTCGTGACCATGATCAAGGGCAGCAACAAGGTATTGGCTATCCGTAGAAATTGGAATGAAGATGACAAGCTGCGTTTAAAGCGCCAGCATTTTGTACATTACCAATACATCCCCGGCTTTGGAGCTTATGGATTTGGACTGTTCCACCTTATTGGTGGATTTGCTAAGTCCGCTACCAGCATCATGCGCCAGCTTATTGACGCAGGAACGCTCTCTAATCTTCCCGGAGGTCTCAAATCCCGTGGTCTGCGGATCAAAGGAGATGACACCCCCATCCAGCCCGGTGAGTTCCGTGATGTGGATATTGGCTCTGGAGCCTTAAGAGACAACATCCTTCCTCTTCCATATAAGGAGCCAAGTCAGGTTCTGGCAAGTCTTCTTGGAACTATCGTTGAAGAGGGACGTAGGTTTGCCGCTACAGCGGACATGAACATCAGCGACATGTCTGCCCAAGCTCCTGTGGGTAGTACCTTGGCTCTCCTAGAGCGCCAGTTAAAGGTGATGACCGCCATCCAAGCCCGTCTTCACTATACGTTTAAACAAGAACTTGGCCTTCTTGCAGAAATTATCCGGGACTACACAGACCCAGACTATGACTACAAGCCAGAAAAGGGCGACAAAAGCGCCAAGCGGGAAGACTATGACTATGTAGAAATCATCCCCGTATCTGATCCCAACGCAGCCACCATGAGCCAACGTGTGGTTCAGTATCAGGCCGTCATTCAAATGGCGCAGATGGCCCCAGATATATATGATCTGCCACAGTTGCACCGCCGGATGTTGGAAGTCTTAGGAATTAAAAACGCAGATAAATTAGTCAAGTTGCCAGAAGATCAGAAGCCAACGGATCCGGTATCAGAAAACATGGCAATTATTCGGGGCGAGCCGGTAAAAGCATTCTTCTACCAAGATCAAGATGCCCATATAACAACCCATATGTCATTCCTGCAAGATCCAACAATTGCACAGACTATCGGTCAAAATCCCCGCGCACCTCAAATACAAGCTGCAATGATGGCTCACCTTGCCGAGCATGCAGGGTTTAAATATCGGGCGCAGATCGAACAACAGATGGGAATATCTCTTCCTCCACAGGATGATGAGTTACCACCTCAGATTGAGCTTGCACTATCTACCATGATTGCTCAGGCAGCACAACAGGTTCTACAACAGAACCAAGGTCAAGCTGCGCAACAGCAAGCCCAGCAACAAGCACAAGATCCTCTTATTCAAATGCAACAACAAGAACTCCAGATCAAGCAGGGTGAGTTGCAGCTTAAAACCCAAGAAATGCAGCAGAAGTTCCAAATTGAACACCCGCCTTGAGTTGGACGGAAAACGTCTGGCAGCAGACGCAGCAAGCAAAGCTGATCAGAACAACCTCAAGCGTGAAGCCATACAGGCAGACATGCAGCTTGAGGGTACAAAGATTGGAGCAAAGATTAAGGCCGACGAGGCCCGTCAGACCTTTGACCAAGAACACGCCGGG